TCACCGTCGCGCCATCCGATTGCGCGCAGTGATCGAGCAACCACAGCGCGAGCAAACAGACCGAGCGGCTGCACGTGCACAGCATCGTCGATGGGCTCGGAGCCGCTGTTGTCTCCGTCTTGACCGAGCCCGCGGAGCTGCAATTGCGCGCGGTCGACGGCACCCGAGAGAGCGGAGCCAACGACGCGAAAGAAGCCGAGCGTGCTCATGCGTCCGGGTACACCTTGATTGCGCCCACAGGCACCATGCGCACTTTCGAAACCTGCCCGCGCTGTCGCGATTGGTGAAAATGCACGCGCGTGATGAGCATGTTTTGCGAGAGCGATGGGATGCGCGCTTCGTCACGCACGAGCGCAATTGCGTTCACCGCGTAGAGCTTTCCTGCTTGTCCGAAGCCTTGCACGGTGCACTCGTACACTTCGAGGTTCGCGTTCGCCTCGCTGATGACCTTCTGACACTCCTTCTCGACCTCATCGCCACTGCGAGCGCGCTCGCCTTGGATGTAGCGTGGCTTCGGCAGCAATCCGAGCGGTCGCGTCGGCCTCACCATCGGGTGGTCGCGAAGGAATTGATTCACCACCGCGCGTCGATCGCTCGTGTCGCCGTCGCTATTCAATCGCGTGTGCGCGAAGCCGGTGACGAGCGTAGGGACGTTCATCGAAGAGAGGTCGTAGTCGCTCTCCAGGATATTCCCGCGCCACGTGCCGTCACCGTTTTCAAGGCGCGCAAACACGAGCGTGGGATTCTGTGGAATCGTTTCGTTCGGCACATCGACGACAGGTCCCACAGCATCGTGGTTTGCATCGCGATCGCGGAACGACGGAGCACACCAGAGCAGATACCCTTGGCGTCGGCAGAGCTTCTCGCAAACCTGCCAGATGCGCTCGCCTGGTTGCACCTTGAGATTCGTTGGTGTGGCTCGCTCCGCACGACGACGCGAAGACGAACGTGTGCGTCGTGGCGTGCTCTGGATCTCTAGCGCGCCCGCACCCGAGAGAATTTCCGGCGTGAGTCCTACGTCTTGGAACAAGCGCGTGAGTGCGTCTTGCAGCGAGAGCCCGCGAAGCTGAATCGTCGGGTCTGCGTCCCAGTCCATCGCACGCGCGGCGATGTCTCGTCCGCTGATCGTGACGCTCGCTCCGGCTCGTGAGATGTGATCGCGTCGCTGTTCGATGCGCCCGCGTAGCTGACACGCTCCATCGATCCAGAGCACCACGCTCTCTTCGAGCAAGCATCGGCGCTGCACGAGAGACCAGAGCCCCGTGGACACATCGTCGCTGTAGTGCAGCGTGAGCGTCCACGGTGAGCCCGGTGAGAGCATGTCGATCGTCACATCCACTTCGGGCCAGCCGACGAGCGGCGTGCCATCGGCGAGCGTGAGGCGAACTTCGTGGTTCATGCGGGCGCTTTGGGAAGCAGGAGCACGGTGCCCGAGGGCACGAACGTTTCGTCAGGAATGCGATTGGCTTTGCGAATCTCTGCGGTTCGCGTGGCGTCGCCGTACACGAGCGCAGCGACACGCGCGAGGCTCATCGTCTGCGGTACGGTGTACACGCGCGGCTGTGCTCGTGGAGTGAGGTACTGCCTCGCGTATTCGTCGCAGCGTGCGACGAGCGTACGCAATGACTCGCGCGCGTCATGGGCTTCGACTGCAGCGAGCGCTTCGCTTTCGAGCGCAGTCCGCGCTTGCCGCTGGATCACATCGAGCGCCGCGTAGGCCTCATCCGCGCTGCGGTCATCCTCTTCGAGGTACGCAAGCTGCTCTTGCACCGTAGGCGTGAGTGGATCGATACCGCTCTCGTCGTCGTAGGCTTCGATTGCGTCGTCCGCGTCCTGTGCTGCGTCTTCGATTGCTTGCCCAGGCTCGGGCTCGAAGGTCGCAAACGAACGATACGCACTTGCGCTGATTTCGAGGAATTCCGCCTGCAGAAACACGCCCTGCTGCACGGTGGGATCGAGCGACCGCGACCACTTGACGATCTGCACGCGCATCTCGCCGTAGTACGGATGTCGCAGCGTGCCTTGTGTGTCTGTGCGAAACGTGTCTTCGAGTTCGTCGTGCAGCTCTGGGAAGAGCGTGCTCGGCCAGCCCGAGATGCCTTGCAGCAGACCGATCTTGCAGGAGCACTTGATCGGCTCGCGTCCCGTGCTCTCGACGTCCGCGCCGTTCACGCGCCACGCTTTGTGCTCGACGAACGAGTGCGCGTTCTCGTCGTGCCACTCGAACGCCGGGAACTCGCGTCCTTGGTAAGCAGCGCGAACGATCTGTGTACGAAGCGTTGGCATCAGCGGTTTGCGCGGGATTCTGGTGGAGTGCTGTTTGCGCCGGTCGCCGCAGAGGCGTTGGCGTGCAGTGCCGCCTGTGGTGCGCTTCTCTGAATCGCTGCACTGAGATTACTCGGTAAGTCGCGAAGCTCCCGAAGAAAGGCGCTCATTCCGCCACCGGTTAGCAACCCAAAGGTGTTGGTGTCGCGAACGCTCCCGTCTGCGTTTCTTTCGGTTGTTGCTGCTGCAATCCGCGAGTTGATTCCCTCGCCGACTACGAGCCCTGCAAGCAGTCCTGCGCCGCCCGCTGCGGCCGTCGAAGCCGCAGCTCCGAGCGTTGCTGCTCCAGCTGTTGCGCCGAGTGCCGCTGCGGCACCTGGAGCGACTGCGCCGAGCGCGCCTGTCGCGAGTGGCGCTGCGATCGCTGCAATACCTCTGACCGCGCCAAAACCAGAGCTGGCGAGGCTGCTCGCTCCGGAAACACCAAGTGCACCCAATGCGGCCGTGAGCATCGGGAACCGCGCGCTCAAATCTTCGACACGTTGCGAGAGCACGCCAAGCACTCCCGTGTTACGTGTGAGAGCTTCGCGTTGCAGTTCCTCGTTTGAGACGATGCGCGTCTGCGCTTCAGCGTCGCGCATGCCGCGCCCGCGAGCGACGTCACCGATGCCAAAGGCGCTTCCCTGCGCAATCATTCGATCAACGCGTTGCTTAATCGACTCGCCACCTTCTGTTTGCGAGGAGAGTCCGCCGAGCAATCGTCGCACCTGTGAGTCGAGCACCATCGCTTCACCTCCGCCGCCCTGGAGGAGATTCAGCATCTCTGTGGTATTTCCACCAGTAAACGAGTGCAGTCGCGAAACGGCTTGCAGGGAATCAGTGCCAGAGCGCAACCGTCGTACGACTTGCCCGCGCGAATCGCGCCCCGTCTCAAAAAGTTCGTTCGCAACAGCAGCGCCGCCTCGACGAGCCGAGAGCGATTCGTAGAGATGCCCAGTTACGACAGTGCTTTGAAGGTTGCGGTCAATTTTCGCCATCGCATTGAGCGCGTCACGAGGCGTAAGGCCGCCACCCGCACCAACTTCGCCTACTGCCATCGTGCGAATCGACGCTTGGCGCACTGCCTCCGCGCGAGCTTCGGGTGTTGCATTCGCTCCTAAACGCGCGGTGGCATTCGCGATGTTTTGCATCAATGGCCCCATCGCCGTGCCAACAACGTCTCTGAGTTCAACAGACCCCGCCTGCGCGATACCTGTCAGCGCGTAAAGCGCTGAGGTCTGCGCGCTTCCGGTGACGCCCTGCGCTCCCAGCATACCCGCAACGCGCATCACCTCTGCAGGGTCTTGATAGGTGTTGCGGGCGAACTCCGCGGCTTGAAGTTGATCCTGAAAGTTCGCCATGCGGCGCGCTTCGCGTTCCGCCGGAGTCATATTCGCGGTGATACCGCGGCCCAAAACGCTGAATTGCGTTTGTGCTGCCGCGATACCGCCCGCAACTTGATCGGAGGTGAGACCGCGCAGAGGCCCGCGCGTTACGGCTTCGGTGAGCATACGCTGCATTTGCGCTGCTTGTGGCCCGCCGATGCCAGCTTGGTACAACGCTCCGTTGAGCGTGGTCTCCGTCGCTGCTGCTGCTCTGCGCGCTTGCCCCATCGACGCGTGTATGCCTGGCGCTGCTTGCATCGCTGCGGTTGCGAGCGTGCCTGCGACAGCACGTCCCGTGCTCCACATGCCGCGCATTGCGGATGCCGCAGCACGCAATACAGCGGTTCGTCTTGAGGATTCACGCACGACGATCGCTGTCTGCGCTGCCTCTTCACGCGCTACCGTTTGCGTGAGTTTTTGATGCTCCTTCGCGACCGCCTGCGCGCCCTTTGCTTCCGCAGAAACGCGCTTCGCGACTTCTTTTGCGGTGGTTGCGGTAGCCTTCTCCTGCGCGCTTTTGGTGCTCGCTTCCTGCTTTGCGATCTCTTGCAGCACCTCTTGTGAGGCTTGCTTCTGTGCAGCTGCGCTGCGGCCTGCGGCAGCCTGCGCGCTGCTCACAACGCGCTGGACGTTCCGCTGCACTTCAGCAGCGCCGCGGGTTTTGAAGTCGAAGTGTACGGTGGGCATGGGGCGCTATCGCGACTGTGCAAGCACTTCAAGTACGCGTGTGAACGCATCGAGGGCTTCCGTGCTTTGAGCAGCACGAACCGCCATCTCTGCTTTCAGGTACTCGAGGAGTTCTCCGTCGTCGGCATCGGCAGTGCTTCTGCCAGTACGAGCACGGTGTTTCTCAGCGAAGAGATATCGTAGAAATTCACCAACTCCGAGAGCGCCCCACGTGTTTTTGCCAGGCGGATCTCTTCCAGCACTTTCTCCGCGTCACGCTCTCGCGCGAACGGTGAGCGGTCTTGTTCGAATGCGTTGTACGCACGCATGAACGCTTCTCGTTCGAGCAGCGTCATCTCTTCGCGAAGCTCCACAACAGAGCGCAGTGGCATATCTGGATGCTTTGGATCGCGAAGAGCGAGCGCAAGGATCTGCAGCTCTGTCTCGATCTCTACGAAGGAGCTTGCTTGCAGTACCGCAAGCGCCGCGTTGTCTTGCTTGAGCGAGCGGATGTGCTCAATCGCTGCGATCTGCGCACGCTGGTATTCCTCGTGCGTGAGCAATACAAGCGCAACGTCGTAGGACTCTTCGTCTGGTGGCGCAGGCCACTTGAGCACGCGATGCGGTCGCGCGCGCTTCTTCATGGGTTCGCTCACGTGCTTGTTCCGTCAGCGCCCGCGAGCGTAAAAGAGTACTCAATCGCCTCGTTCGTCTGCGAAGTGATGTTGAGCCCGCTAATCACGCCCGTGCCCGGATGATCCATGTTGCCGTCATTGTAAACGTACGGCATCGGCGTTTGCGCCTCAAAGGCTGCCACGAGTCCGCGCTGCTGCGTGCTCCCGCGAGTGCAAAGTGCAGTGAACGAAAGTTCCGACATCCGAACGCCGGAGGTGAATCCGACTTCGCCGGTAGTCGTGGGAATCGCCTTTGCGTTCGACGAGCGATTGACTGCGAGCTGCGTCGTGACGCGAACCACAGCGGAAATCGGCGCACCAAAGCGAAGGTACGCATTTGTTGCAAATTGTGGATTTGCCATGACTCAGCCTGTCTGCAGGATTTCGCCTGCACCGGTGTGGAAGTGGTCGATCACGTCGGTGGAAATCTGGATGAACACCTTGGTGGGATCGTTCCCGTCTTGCGAGAGTTCCACCGCGTCTTCGAACTCCTCGACGTTCACAAGCAGCCCTTCGCCTTCCATCGCGTACAGCTCACGCAGGATCGTGCTCTTGATCATCGAGACGTAGATCACGTGCTCATTGGGCGGCGCGCGCGGTGTGCTCGGTTCCGGTGCGATGTTCTTGTTCGGGAAGTCGGCGATGATCGCCTCTTCGCATCGGTCGGCTGCGTAGTCCGCCACCGTGACCTTGCTCGTGTCGTGCACGGCTCGCGTGAGTGCGCTCGAAGCCGTGCGGCAGTAAGTGGTGATGCTCTTGACGATCTGCGAAAAGCCCGGGTTGAGTGCGCTTGGCGCGAGCGGAGTGATGCCTGCGTTGAGCAGTGTCACCATCTCCGAGCCGAGCAACTGCGCGCTCACGAGTGCGGGAGATCGCACTGCGGCTAGCTGACAGCCATCGAGGTTGCAGGCTGGATACGCAAGCTCACCCACAACCGTGCCGCTCTGCTGCGCGTCGCCGTAGAGACGTGCGGCTGCTACCGAAGCAGCAAGCTCACCAAGCGTGGGCGTGTACGGATCGACCGTGCCGCCGCTCGATGCGTCGCGCTGGTAGGCGATCTGCACGCGCGCTGCATTGATCGCGATGCCGAGCGCTGCCGCGGTTGCAACGCTCACGTTCGAGGTTGCACACACGGCTTGCTGGCGCTTGCGATCCGAGATTCCGGCGTAGGTGTTCAGATGCGTCTTGATGAGCCCGATGTTCGTGCTGTCTTGGTGGGCCGCGACGATGAAGTATTCGCCCGCTGCAATCGCTGCGAGTGCGTTCGTCACATCGTCTGCGTTTGCGCCATCGGTACCCGTGCCACCACCCACGCGGTCGGTGACCTTCTGCCCCGCAGTTGCACCGCCGAGCCCGCAGGTCGTTGCGCCCGCGGTGATCTCCACGCCGAGTGTGATGGCGTTTCCGCGCGTGCCACCGCACTTCGCTGTGAGCGTCACGGTGGCGCTGCTCACGGTCGCTGTGACCGGAAGGTTTGGCGTCTTGTTGATCGCGTGAGCAACCGCAGTGGCAATCGTCGATGCGGTATCGCCCGAGGCGACTGCAGCTTCGATGCACGTGCGCCCTGCGATCGTGACTTTGACGCTGCCTGCGCTTGTCGCGGTCGTCGCGAAAAGCATCACTGCTGTGGCCTTCACCGCAGAGCCGTGCTGCGCAACCGGACAAGCCCACACGTACGCGCCGCGCTTCTGCGCGAACACCGCGCGGCACATGAGTGCAAGCTCACTGCCGACGCCGAAGTACGTGTCTGCATCATCTGCAGATGCCACTTGGATCGGTGTTGCGAGTGAAGCAGTGCCAGCTGCGGTCACATAGTCGTCGCTGCCGACGGTTGCTGTGATCGCGTTTTCGACGATGTTGCCAAGCAGCATCATCACACGCGGAGCTGCGACTGCGCGGGCACCAACGCCCAGGCGCACCGCCAGCCCGATAAACGGTAGCGGGTTGTTCGGGTCGAACCCGGACGGAGGTGAAACGGTCATGTGCTGGAACTCCGTTGGAGTGAAGGGCTAGGGAAAATTCAGGGATTGCCGCCGACCCGTGCGGCTGGATTGGCCGCGGGCTCTTCGGTCTCGTCTGTGTTGACGAGGTTGATGCCTCCCTCAAAGGAAGCGAATGCGTCGGTGTCTGCTGCGCCAACCGCGCGGTTGGTTTCGGTGTCCAGGTGCCGCACGCACTGCAGAGTGATCGCGTACACGACAACACCGCGCTCGACCCGGAACGGGATCCAGTCGAGCAATTGCAGCATCGATGTGCCCCAGGCATTGGCGACTGTGAGACCTGCAAGCACACCGAGCGTCGCTTCGAGCAGTGCGTCCATGCGCGTGACTTGATCCGCAGGGTGCTGTGGATCACTCACGACAAGAAACACCACCCAGCGCGTGTCCCCGAGCAGAAGTGTTTCGCCCGTGGTGCTCGGGGTGTGGTCGAAGGTCTCGCGCGCGGCTGCCACTAGCGCCGCTGGTGTCATTCCGATCACATCGAGATCGATCGGGCGTGCGCGCGTAATCTCTCCGAGCCAGTCTCCGACCGTGAGCAACTGGCTGTTGCTCGGTGTTGCGGAGACGAGCGTTTGCAACTGCGTTTTGATTGCAGCGCGGATGGTAGGGATGGTTGCGTCAGCCACTGGCGTCTTCGAGGATCGTGTTCAGCGCAGAGGTCGCTGTGCTTTCGATGGCATCCCACGCAGGAGCGAGGATCGGGCCGTGCGCATCGACGTACGAGGCGTAGTCCATCGACGCGACCACGGAGCTACTGGCCCCATCGTCCCACACAGAACCCTCGGCCTCGATGGGCTGCGTAGAGCGCTCGAGATCGCCCGTGCGATTGCGGTACCAGTGACTTGCTCGCGCGGCGTCTGCGTGCAGTTGCGCCACACGGTCGAGCCCTCGGTACGTTGCTCGTTCGAGTCGATCGAGCAGCGCCTCGGTGTCGTTCGCGAGCGCTTCGGTGTCGAGCAGGACTTCGAACATCACCAGTCTCGCGGTGTGGAGCTGGTGACGCGGAAGCCCCACTTCGTCGGCTCTTGCGCGACGCCCCCGGTGATCTTTGCATCACCACGAGCTACGTCACGGAGCCACTTGAGCGCTTCGTCGTACGCGATCTTGTAGCTGTTGCCAGCGCCCGCAGCATCGTAGCCCCGAAGCCCTTGCAAGAGCTTCCAGGCTGCCATGCGAGCGACAGCGCCACGGAGATCCGCACCCCATGACGTGAGCGGCAGCACTTCGACGCGACCGGCGATGTACGAATCCGCCATGGCGGACATTTCGTCGAGCACTGCGTTCTTCTGCGCTGTGGTGAACAGCGCGGAGGAAGCGGCGGGCAGGGCTCCGTACGAATCGAGGTCTGTGGCGTCTGCGTAGCGCGTCGTCATGGGGGCGGCCTTTACGCTGCCTTGTCTTCCGACTTGGCTTCAGCGGCGGGAGCAGGAGCAGAGGGAGGTGGATCCTTCTTGCTCTTGAGCGCCTTGTTCTCCTCGCGGAGCTTGGCGCACGATTCCTGCGCGCTCTTGAGAGCGGCTGCGCACTTCTCGTGCTCGCTCTTGAGAGCGGAGAAGTTGCTTTCAGTGTTCGAGAGCTTTGCTTCGAGTTCCGCGATGCGGCCATGCAAGGTGACGATCGCTTCTTTCGAACGCTCGGCCAAAGGAGCGATGGTTGCGAGTTCCGTGCATGCACGATCACGCTCACTGCGCGCTTGCTCGAGCAGATTGCGCAACGTCTGCAGCGCGCCTGGATCGTCGGGCGATCCATAGCGAACCGAAAGACGCGGCTCGGCTTCGAGCTTGGCGAGATCTTCTTCGCTCACCTCTGCTTGGGTCCACGAGTTGGGCCAGAAACGACCCGCGCGATGAAAACCAGCAGGCGGTTCTGCGCGAACGAAAACGGTACGCATCAGCCCACCATCTTCGCTGCGAGGAACCATGCGCCGTAGCCTGCGGTGCCGCGCCACGAGACGCCGTATTGGATCTTCTTGGTGTGGAAATACTGCTCCGAACCCGGCCCGAGCATGTCGGTCACGAGCCCTTCGTTTTCCACAACAACGATCGGGCGGACGCGCTTGGTCGCATCGACCAGATACCAGGTGGTGTCCGAGCCTGCGAGTTCCGGCATCATCATCACGTCGAACATGCCGCGCACGACGTTATCGACACCTGCGGTACCCGCTGCAGGTGTTGCACCTGCGGTGTTCGCGATCGTGGCAGCCTTGCTGATCTGAATGGCCACGTGTTCGAGCGCGGGGGGCACAACGATCAGGTTCGGACGAACGCCGAGAGGGCGGCTGTCATCGCCCTTGTAGGCCGCCATTGTCGCGCGAATCGACATCACGTTGTCGAGCGTGAGTGGCTTGCCCGAGCTCCAGTAGTTCTGCTGCGATCCAGACGAACCCTTCACGATCGGGTGATCGGTGTCAAAGAAGTTCTGCCCGTCGTAGCAGGTCGCCGTGGAGAGGTGACCATTCTGCAGGAGCGTGACGAGCAAGTCGTCAGGGTGCTTGCGTGCTTGCGAGCCGAGCGCAGCGAGCACATCGTCGTAGATGCCGAGGTTGTCTTCGCGGATCGCGTTTGCGTCCACTTCGATCGAGTCCTCGTAATCCTTCGCGGTGAGCTCGTGGGTGTACTCGGTGATGTTGTTCATCACGCGAGAACCGTTCCACTCGCGCATCTTCGGCACGCGAGCCATCACGCCGAAACGGGTCTTCTTGGTGGTCGACGTGCGCAGCATCGCCAACGTGTTGACGTACAGGAGTTGTTGGTCTGCGCTGTCGAACGCATCCATCAACGCGGCGTCGAACCCGACGCGGATCGCGTCGAGATTGCTTTCGTTGATCATCATGGTGGTGGATCTCCGTCAGGAAGCGGTCGTCGGAATGACGCCCATCGGGTGGAGCAGCACTGCGTGTGCGGTGTCTGTCGTGCCTGCTGCGATAGCGCGACCCATCACGAAGGAGCCAACCACAGGGTCGCTGGTCGAGCCTGCGTCGTTGGTGTTCACGGTACCTGCTGCGGCGGCAGCGGACTTGCCTGCGTTGTTGCTCTTGATGAGCGTGAGCGCATTGATGGAACCCGAAGCAATCAAGCTCGTGGGTCCGTGCGTGCGCACGATGGCGATGGCTGCGTTTGCGGGTGCGTTTTGCAGCACGCCCACGCAATCTCCACCAGCGGTGTCGTTCTTCACGACAGAGCCGGAGCTGTTCTTGACGAACAGGTACTGACCCGTACTCGACATGTCCTCGCCTGCGGGCAGGTACAGATCGATTACGCGAGGATCGCTCGACATGATGCCGGTCTCGACCCACACGCCATTCGAATCCACAGCGATCACCTTGCCAGCGATGGGGCGCGTGCCTGCGTCGAGACGCGAAACGGTGACGTCATCGACGACGTAGCAAACCTTGCCCACGTCGGCCTGCGTGAGTGCTCCTGTCGAAGAGCTGTTTGTGAAACGAAAGACACCGCGGCGAACATTGATGTTCAGGTCACCAGCGGCGCCTGCGCTGTTGTCCACCGTGTCTTCTGCACGTCCAAGCACGACAAGGCCCGCAGTGGTTGCTGCTGGTGTTGCGTAGCCGGTTGCATTGACCGCAACGAGCGATCCCTTCCAGATCTTCACCGCCGCCATCGGCAGCGAGAGCAGTTCGGGGACTGCTCCGCCGTCATACTTTGGCGTGTTGACTTCTGCTGAGGCTGCCATCACTCACCAGCCTTTCCGATGAGCGAGCGGCCCACCTGCTTTTGCATGGTTTCCTCGGAGAGCCCGAGTTGTTTTGCGACTGTCCGATGTGCTTCGGTGAGCATTGTTTTGCTCGGACCGTTTGGCGGAGCGATCGGTTCGCGTTTGACTTGCGGTGCATGCGCAAGACGCGTTTCGATCTGCGGCTTGAGCGTGGAGAACGACACTGCCGCGAGCAGTGGGTCGGTGTCGTAAGCAGCGCGCTCGTGCGGGCTCATCACGCCTTTTTCAACGGCGCTGTCGAGCAGCGTTTTACGGGCTGTTGCTTCCGCAGCCTTCGCTCGCTCGGCTTCTTCCGTTTCGATCTTGGCGATCTTCGCTTCGAGTGCTGCAGATTTGTCTGCGAGTGTCTTCCACGTCGAGACTGCACCCATTGCAGCCTCGGGAGTGCTCTGCCCGGTCAGGGCGCAGAGCTGCGACGAAACCGTGCGCGATGCGCGCGCAGCGGTCATGGCGTCTTGCTCGGATGCCGTCGCGGGCAGCCCGAGCAATGCGAGCAGTTCAGGATTCATAATCCCTCGGGGTGCCGGCGAAACCCCGCCGGTCGTGGGGGTTGGTGCTCTGCGAGCGATTGCGCTCGTACGCGCCAGAGCGAGCGCGTCTTGCAGTGAACCCACGCGATTCGCGAGGCCCACAGACACAGCAATAGGTCCGTCGAATACTGCCGCTTGCAGTCCTGCGACAGCTTCGGAGCTGGTGCCTCTGCGAGAGGCGACCCAATCCGAAAACAGGTTCGCGAGATGCGTCACGCGCGCTTGCAGCGCCGCGACTGCGCTCTCACTCAGCGGTGCATCAGGGTGCAGATCCGCTTTGCGCTCGCCACTGGTGACGAGCTGCACGTTGATGCCGTTGATCTCGTTTGCCTTGACGCGATCGCATGCGGTCGCAATCACGCCAATCGAGCCGACGGTGCCGCTCGGAGGCAGCACGATTTCGTCAGCAACGCACGCGAGCGCGTAGGCTGCGCTGCATGCCATCTCGTCCGCGTAGGCGACAACAGGCTTGCCACTCGCGATGCACGCTTCGCGCATGCGCCGTGCAGCTTCGAAGCACCCAGCGACGACGCCACCGGGGCTGTTGATCTTGAGCAGCACCGACGTGGCGGACGAGGCCAGCGCGCGCTGCATGCGCTGCTCGATGGACTCGTAGCCATCCCACCACCAGCCTCCGCGCTGCGAGAGCGGGCCATCGATGGTGACGATCGCCACGCCGTCGCGGATCTCTACGCCGTCGTCGCAGTCTTCTTCGTCATCGTCGCCAAACGGGCCAAAGGCGCGGCCAATCGCGCGCGGGTCGAGCAGCATCACGTCTTCGAGCGCGAACGCTCGCGGTGTGCGGTCGTGGGTAGTGGTCATGGATCAGTCCTGTGCGGGCTGTGGATCGGTCTGCGGATTTGCAGGCGGTTGTGGCTCTGGTGTGACGAGTGCGGTCAGTGGGAGGCCGACCTTCTCCGCGAGTGCTTTGGTGTCAATCGACATGCCTTGCGGTGCGAGTGCTGCGTTCCATTGCGGAATGGCTGCGCCGAGCGTTGCTGCGGTGTTCGCGAGTTTCTCGCGGTCTTCGGGGACCGCCGCGTCCCAGTACGGAAACGGCGCAAGCTCTTCGTCGCCCTTGTTGAAGCGTGCCCACGAGCAAAGCACCTGCTCACGCAGGCAGGTCGAGAGCGTTTCGGTGTCTGCTTCGAGGTAGTCCTGGCGCACGCGATCGTGCACCTGTGCTGCCGCGAACGACCCGCCGCTCACTTCCGTCGTGAGGTTCTGCCCGAGAATCGCGATGGAAACGTCACCCGCGACCTCGGAGAGAAGGCGCTGGAATCCTTCGAACTCGCGCCCAGTCGCTTCGAGCAATTGCAGGTCGAAGCTCTCTTCTTCGGTGACTCCGCGCGGCAGAAGGATCGTGCCTTCGACACCCATCTCGGAAACACCATCGAAGAAGTCGTCCTTCTCGTCCTTGGACACATTCGCGGGAACGAGTGCCTTCTTGATGGGCAACCCGTGCACTTCGCTCCACCGCGCCCAGTCGCGCACGGCGAGCGTGCGGATCTCGGACTCGAGCGCAAGGCAGCGAACCACCCCGCGCATCCACGGACGATCACTCGACGAGGAGAACACCACCCAGCCATCGCCAGGGGTGATCGGAACAATCCCGCGCTCGGTCTGGCAGACGAAACGCCCTTCGAAGTCGCGCCACGAAACCCAGTACGGATGCACCACGCGCATGCG